AGTAAATATTTGTGTACCTTCTACATATGCTTGGTTGTAATAAACCATTTCATAAATTTTTCTACCACCTGTTGTCTCTGCTGCATGCATACGAGACATTAACCATTTGTAAGTTCTTTTACCTGGCCATAACATGCAGTCATAATGTTCTTCTGTAAAGTGGTCTGGTATCTGACATGCCATATCATGTGCTGTTTCAACTATTGTTGTAAAACTATCATTAGCAAGTAAGTGATGATATAAATCATCTGAGTGTTGTCTTGAACCAATTACTACTACAGCAGTGTGTTCCTCTTTTCTTGATGAAAGAGTTGTTGTCCACCACTGTCTAGTGTTCTCTCTTGCACCAGGTTGCATAGTAGTTTGATGGTCTTCAATGTCATCAGCAATAATCAAGTCACAGTCACGAGATAGAATCTTTCCACCCTTACCTATAGCAACCATAGTTGGTGATTTAATACCTGGTACTGTTCTTGTACCTACAGTAAATTGATTCTGTGACCAGTTCTTTCCTGAACGGTTATCAGGTTTAAAATTCTTTCCAGGAGGACAGAAGTCTTCTATCAATCTGTCATTGTCATCAAGATGTTCTAGTACAGAGCTTAATGCGTTCTTGGCAATATCCTCGTTACCTCCAACCCACATGATTCTTATGTTGGGGTTCTTCATTATTTGGTATATAGCAAAGTGTATAAGTAGTTCTGTCTTTCCATGTCTTGGGGGTGACAGTATTAATAACTCTTTACCGTTCTCTATACTGTCTTCTATGTTAAGTATCCAGTTTTCATGAAAGTCTGCAGTCTCGAATTTTTCCCCTGTTTCTGTAGCAAAGTATTTAGAGCGAAAGCTAGAAAAATTTTGTAATATTTCAGCCTGGGTTTCACTTAGTTGCCAGTCTTCGGCTTTAATCTCATTATCTCTGTCTATCTTGTAGGCAGCGAGCATGCGAGAAACAGTAGCTGAACTGGTGCCAATGGCCTCTGATACCTCTAGGGTGGTGATAAGGCCCCCTGCTAAGTCTTCTGCATAGGTTGCTTTAAAGTTCTCATAGTGTGTACCCCTCCTTACAGAAGCATAATCACCAGTATCGGACTTTAATTCTTTATTAATTGCTTTAGTAACATTCTCTTTACCTGATGCTTTTTCCTGGGCCCAAGTTCTTTTGTTGCAAGTAGTAGAACAGAAGCGTCTCTGCTTCCCTTTTAACCATTTTTTACATCCTGTTCCTGCACAAACTTTATGGGGCTTATTAGACATTCAAACTAATCCTTCTTAGATACTTGCTTAGATATTATTATATGCTATATTGAAAGATATTACAAACATTTGAAAAGAATTTAATTACAAGTAAAGTTGGGACCGGGGCTCAGAAAGCTAGGGACTGGTAGGACAGTAAAGCAGAAACACAAACCTAGTACTCAAGGATTAATAAGACATTTAAATCATAAACATTAATATATATAGGCCCGCTCATGCCCTGACAGGCTCTCCTCCTATACTGTATTACTGAATTACCAGCATATTTTTTACTACTTACATATGTTCTAACGAACAGCCGGATTAACATCCGTGGGTCTAACGACCTTTGCTAACGCAACCTAACGGTATAAACGCTAACGCTTTAGTTTGCAGTAACTTACTACTGCTTTAGACTTATATGTTCCCTTATGGAGTATCTCTATTAAAATTAAATGTAGTGTAGGCCCTCTAACGAGGACCAAATGTTTTCTCTCTTTTATAACTCATTATATTAAACAAATCAATTAATATAACTTAAAAGGAAGGAGTATGATGAGTGCATTAAAAGAATACGAAGGAGCAATGGTTAACCTTGGGATACTAAGGGAAGTCGGCTTCTTTACTACAATAACTAAAGACCCTACACAACCGGGCACTATGGGAAACGGTGTTTTCTTTGGTGTTAAGTTTGTAGGTAAGAATAACCGCAGTATTGCCAAAGCGTTTAACAACGCCGATAATGATACTGCAACACAACTACAACAACTAATCGCTAACGCTACTATTGGTGAGAATGGGCGTCCTAAGACGGAACCCGTGCTAATTGAGGCAGTTGCGCAAGAGCAATCTTACAAAGGCAAAGACGGTGAGTGGGTAAATTTAGGCACTCAGCTTGTCATTAAAGGTATCTATAAGGCACCTGCTATGACTAAGGAACTTTGGGGCTACACCGAGTAGCTAAAGGGAATGTTGGCGGGCTAACGCCCGCTAGCACCTTTTTTTTGAAATTAAGGTTGTCTTGTAACACCCATATGAGACGAAGAAAGGACATTATGGATAAATTACTAGACAAAATAGAAATATTACATAAATCAATTAATAACTTACTATCACTAAAAGTAATAGATGAAAATGCAGCTAAAACACTTGTTAACGATAGTTTAGATATATTGATTGGTAGAGAACAAGACTGCATTCGTAATGATGCGTTAAGTTATTACGATGAGTTAGATAATCAAAACAAAGGAGCAGGAAAATGATTACTAAAGAAGTAAATACATACAGTGCTGGAAGTATTACAGATTTAATGCCAGTAGGTATGTATGATATGTTAGACAATGTAATGATACTTACTAACAATCCAACAGGTGAGAGAATACAAGAATATCACGGAGGAATGGAGTTTGACATTACAATAAACAATAGAACACTACATTGGAAAGTAATACATAACTTTAATGATTACTTTGATTTGACATTAATACCAGAAGATAGTAATGGACAGATTGACAGTAGATTAACACAAGTTGAACATAACATTGGTAATGGTGATTTAAAGAATGTATTTGATACATTGTGGGACGATTATATTGCGTTTACAACAAGAAATGAACAAGTATTAGATGACATACTCAATAAAATGGAGGAAGAATGAGTGAATCCAAAAAAGAGAAATACAATGCAAAGGTTAGTAAGTTAGATATCGATAGCAAAGAAGCTATTGATTTGCTAGTTAAAAAACTTAACGATATGAATATGAAACTAAAACTAATTGGAGCTTTGCAACAAGCAACTGTTGAATATTTAGGTAGTAAATCTAAAGATTTCAGAGCAAATGCAGTAGCAACTGTTATGGCACACAAAGTATTTAGAGATGATTTTACAGAGTTTCTAAATGAAAGAGATGATGTGCCTGACGAAGTTAAATTAACAAATATGGAAATCAATGAAGAGATTTCTAAAATGATAAAAGAAACAGAAGATAGTCTGGGAGGTAATGATGCCTAACTGGACAGCAAATACTTGTATGATTGATGGCGAGATAGAGAAAGTGAAAGCTTTCTTTGATGAGTTATCAAAAAATAATAATGAATTATGCAATCTTATGCCCGTACCAGACGAACTTAAAGACATACATCAAGGTTCAAGAGATTTTGATGGTGTTAGAGTTGATGCTTGGTATGAAGATTCTGAAGGTGCTAGACCAATGTTAGACATTCGTAAAGAAGAATTAATAGAAAAGTATGGCACATACAAAGTAATTGATTGGCAATATACTAATTGGGGAACTAAATGGGGAGATTGTGATACAGAAGTATTTACCAATAATGCTGGTAAAAAAGTAATCACATTTCAATCTGCTTGGGGACCACCTTGGAGACTATTGCATGATATTGCAATAAAATATGATATTGAGATAATAGATATGGTTCAGTATGAGTTTGAAGAAGGAACTGATATTGACAAATATCCAATGCCATCTGAAGTATATGATAAACATATAGATGACTTTAAAAAGTCTCAAGAACAAATAAATAAGATGACTGGCATAACAGAATTAATAGACTAGTGTAACTAGCAGTGCTATCTACAACAGAAGTATAAATAAATATCTACTTTACGAATATAGTTGTAGGTAGCATAATATGTTTGAGGTTTATAGAGCATATTATGCTATCTATAGTAAGAATATTGTTGTTACCCTGCTGCAATATGACTGAAATAGGTAGCTTGTAGCACATAGGAAAAAATTTTACATTTTTAATTCACACCTGTGTGTTACAGGCTATCTATAAAAAAAGATAGAGAGAGGAGTGTTATGGCTATTTTAGACGAACAATTAGAATTGCTACCTAAAGGTTCATTAATTAAATTAATTAAAGATATTAATAATGATTATGAAAAGTTTAGTGGTGATGAAATTGTAGAAGAAATAAAAGTACACAATCAAATTAAGCATGCCAGATTAAGGTTATTAGTTCTTAATGAACTTAACTATCAGGCAAAAAAGGAGGAACAATGAGTGAAACATATGTTTATGAGAATCCAATGAAAAAAGGATGGGATAAAGATGTGGTAGTTACACTTACATTCCCGGAAGAAACAACTAATGAACAGATAGACGAACAAGTTGATGAGCTTGTGAAACTAGCTGATAACAATGAGTTGTTTACTTTTGATAGTCATTCAATTGACTTAATAGAAATTAAGGTTGACAATGAGGATGACATATAACGATTATAAACGATTCTACTTACAAGTCTATATAAGATTAAGTGATTTCAATTATAATATTATTAAATGGTGGAAGTATAACAATAAACAGCTGCTTATAGAGCAGCGTATTATAGAAGATATGCTTGCACTTGTAACCAAAGAAGAGATACCCGAAGGATTCTATTGTTCATTATGTAATGGTGATTTACTATTTGACGATGACAATTCAGAATTATGGTGGTGTGAAAGATGTCACGCTAACTTTGAACCTTGGGAAGTAGAAGAAGGGAAAATATATGACTGAAGAATATGAAGATAACGATGAACATTGTGAGTGTGGTGACCATGATTGCAATGAGGATGACTTTATAACAAAAGCTATGTTTGGATATAGAGATAATATCTCTTTACCTGATAGTAAATTGTATGACTTTATCGTAGTGATGACCTATCAAAGAGATGATGAACATATATCATTTTGGGATGATAGATTTCTTAACTTAGATGAACATGAAGAAGTTGCATCTAGATATCAAATAAAAGCAGTAGGACCTAGAGAAGCAATTGATGCGGCAATGAGAATTGATGCGTATCGTAAAGCTTGCTTAATGACAGGTTGGATATCTGGAATAGGTGACGATAAAAGTTATCAAGAACAACATACAATATTACACAATATGGGTAATAGTGGTATGTTCAATCGTATGTTCTTTAGCGAACCAACTAGCATACAAGTAGTTATGAAAGAGAATGAAGATTCAATGATTAACAGGTCAATGAATGAAGTTATAAATCATTCTGAACATACAGCTAGTATGGCAGAGGAATGGCTTAAAGAACAAACTGAGGAAAACGATGGCGATACAGAGTAACAAATTAGTACGAAAAACGCCACCGGCTTCTAATCATAGTAGGAAAGGTAAAACACCTACAATTTTAACAGATGATAAAGTAGAAACATTACTATCTACACCTAATGAATGGTATATGATAGCTGAATCTACTAATTGGATATCAGGTGTTAAACAAAATATAGAAAATATGACTCAAACTAATATCAGACATCTTAAAGATAAAGGTATGTTTGAAGTCAAACAAAGGAAAAATGAACACGGCATTGTAGAAATATATTGTCGTTTTGTAAAGCTACAGGATGTGAACAACACATTCTAGAAGGGAGAACAATGAGTGAAGATACAGCTACGAAAGTAGTAACTTGTTGGGACAAAGTAAAGACAGCAATTGGTAATAGCGATAGAATATTACTATATGGGCCACCAGGAACTGGTAAAACATATGCTGCTGCAACCAATAAAGTAGGATTAAACCTACAAGGCGAACCTAATGTATATCAAATAACCATGACAGAGGACACTGCTAGTGCAAACCTTGAAGGCTTTTATAAGCCTAACTCAGATGGTGGATTTGAATGGCATGACGGTATTGCTATACAAGCATGGAGAAAAGGTGGAAGACTAGTAGTCAATGAGATTGACCACGCTAGTCCTGATGCTATGACATTCTTGCATGCTATACTTGATGACAAAGATATAGCACAGTTGACATTAAATAATGACGACAAAGAAACAGTAAGACCTAAGAAAGGTTTTAATGTTATTGCTACTACTAACAGCCTACCAGAGAGCCTACCAATGGCACTTAAAGATAGGTTCCCAGTGAAGATACATGTTGATACCATACATCCTATGGCATTAAGTATGTTTCCTAAAACTTGGCATCAAGTAATAAGTGATACATCATTATCAGAAGATATGGAAGAAAGAATATCTGTTAGAGCTTGGAGAGAATACTTTGAGTTACAACAAAAAGGTGTTGGCATGAAAATGGCAGCTGAATTGATATTCGGTGAAAGAGGTAGTGAACTTTTGGACGCTATCAAATTATCTGATGTGAATGTTAACGATACTAGTTTGAAAAATGTACAAGAAGAAGAGTAACAAGATACCCTTTCCAGAAATAGCATCTGGAGAGGGACCTTGGAAAGTATTTGAAGATACAACTCAACCTAGAACATCTACCCTATCACACGAAATGTATGTACCTACAAGTGATGAGATATGTATATTGTGTGGTAGTGACCATAACAAAATGATTAGAAGACATGAACTTGGCCATGCTAAGTGGAGTCCTAAAACTATAGGTAAGTTAAAAGAAAACGAATCAGAAAAATGTGTAGAAATATGCGAAGAAGTTCGTGTTAATTATAACTTATCTGTTATGGATGTAGTGATTGATGATTGGACAATATGTCCTTCTAAGTTTTTAGAACATACAGAAAGTGTTCTTTATAACGGTTCAGTATTTGATATGACTGCTTGGATGTTAATGAATATGAAACCAAGTAATAGTAACAGATATTATTATGCCAAAAATGATAGCTTAGAAGATGCAGCAATCTTACAATTAATGAAAGAACTCATGTCTATGCAAGAGGACTTTCCAAACCATCCAAATCAAATGACTAAGCTTAGACTACAGCAAATGAATTTTGCATATAGTCAAGCAGTAAATTTGTATAGAATAATTAGTTATACGAGAGGATATGGTAGAAAAACTAGTAAGTATATCAAAACTAGAAAGGCTGCATTAATTTTAAATAAATTAATGGACGAATTTAATGAAAAACCTGAAGAACATCAGGTATTAGAGTCAGCACGCAAAGCTAAAGAAGCTAAAGAAAAAGCTTTAAATGCTAATAGGAAAACTATGGAATCTAAGTCACCACAAGAAGGTGAATTTGATGAAATGACTCTTGATGAATTAAATAACCGTAACAAAGAAGATATATTTTCGAAAGCTAACGATAATTCGAATATGCACTATGTACCAGAACCAAATAATATGGGTAAATGGGGTAAAATGGAAACATTTAAACCACATCTTAGTGTTAATTTACAATCGAAGATTAAAGGTGGTAGAGAATATAGACCTATGGATTACGGTGTAAATCCAAAGTATATGAATCGTTGGTGTGTGGATAAAAAAGTATTCAAACAAAAACAAAGAGTATACGGTGGAACGATACTAATAGATGCGTCAGGTTCTATGTCCTTTAGTGGCCAAGATATACTAGAAATAATGCAACTGCTTCCTGCAGTTACTATAGCTATGTATAACGATAGAGGTGGAACATGGGAATCAGGTGCGTTAAGAATTATAGGACGCAATGGTAAGAGAGTTAGTCAAGACTATCTAGATAGATGGACTGGCGGTGGTAACTTAGTTGATGGCCCTGCTTTGCAATGGCTATCTAAACAACCACAAAAAAGAATATGGGTTAGTGATATGTATGTATTTGGATTACATAATACAAGCTCAGATAACTTATTAAAAGATTGTATAGAAATATGCAAGCGTTCAGGAATAACGAGACTAGCAGATATAGATGAAGTAAAACACTTTGCTTTACAATTAAATCAGCTAGTATAAGGAAGGATAATATTAGGAGTACCGTGCAACTGGCAACAGTGGGTTGTACTCCTTTCCGACCTTAAGCACGGTATTCCATCTGTTGGGGGTGTCCAGGTTAGAGCATATAACAGCTGCCCGTTGTTTATGCCAACGCCGGTTCGATTCCGGCCACCTCCACCAATTTCTTCTTTAATCATTTACATACATCTCAAATCTACTATACTTATCTGTATGGTAAATATAAATGACATGCTTGATGAAGCACATAACGGAAAAAAAGGTAATTATGTTGAAGGCAAAATTACGCCAGACGCAGAACCTTTTTGGATTGCTTTAAAAGACAGGGTAGTAAAAGAAAAAGTTAAGATGAGACCGTATGTTGTATCAAGATTACTTGAAGAAAACTATGGTATTGTCATATCTGAATCAGCAATGAGACGATATTTGCAACGATTGGAGAGAGATAATGCCTAAGAAGGATATTGATAAATTAATGGTTGAAGTTGAATCTCAAGTCGTTCAAGATTTAAAAAAAGATAATTTAAATATATTAAAGCAACTTGAGAAGGCCAAAAAGAAGAAGGAAGATATGGTTGATGCAGTTTATGAGGCAGTATCGGCCAATCTTCGCACTTGGGACAAACCTTCTATACCAAAGCCACGCAACTTAAAGAAAACCAAGGATGAAGAAGTAGCTATTGCAGTATTAAGTGACATACAACTTGCTAAAGTTACACCTGATTATAACTCAGAAGTAGCAGAAGAAAGAGTAATAGCTTATGCACATAAGATAGTTGACATTACTAATCTACAAAGACAATCTCATCCTGTTAATAAAGTTGCAGTGTTTGCAGTTGGAGATATTATAGAAGGTGAGCTTATTTTTCCAGGCCAATCACATTTAATTGACAGCAGTTTATACAAACAAGTTACTGTTGACGGACCTAGAATTATAGGTAAGTTCTTTGATATATTACTTGCTAACTTTAATGAAGTAGATGTTCATTGGGTTATAGGTAATCATGGCCATTTAGGTGGTCGTAGTCGTAAAGACTATCATCCAGATTCTAACGCTGATAGGATGCTAGGTAACATCATGAAGATGATATTTAGAGATGAAAAGCGTATAAAATTTACAATACCTGACAGTACAGGAGATAACCATTGGTTTGACATAGCTGATTTAGGTAAAGAATGTAAGTTTTTATTATGGCACGGAGACAATGTAAGAGGTTTTAGTGGATTTCCATGGTATGGTTTCGGTAAGAAGCTACAAGGTTGGAAAACATTAGCAGCTAACGGTCTTATGCCAGACTTTGATAACGCTATTGCAGGCCATTTTCATACACCTACAACAATGTATCTTAATGATATAAGGTTATGGGTTAATGGTTCTACAGAGAGTTATAACACATATGCATTAGAACAACTAGCTAGTATGGGCAGGCCATGTCAGTGGTTACTGTTTTGTAAAGACGGTACTGGTGTGACTGCAGAATACTTAGTTAAGTTAGAAGATATATAGAATAAGTGAAGGTATCCTAACGGATACCAAATGTTTATTCTCTTTTATAATATATAGGAAGGAAATTATGGTAAAAATAGATACCGGTAAACTATTGTCTCCTTTTCCTAGTAATTTGGTGCGAAAAGCACCAGCTGGGAAGTTCGGAGACTATGTACCACATGCTAATTATGTAGAAAGGTTAAGAGATAGTGGCCTTAAATACAGTTGGACATGTGAACCAATATATGGAACACATAACGGTGAGAATCGTATTGTAGGTGCTAAAGGGACTATAACGATAGAAGACATGGGAAGCTATGACGGATTCGGAGATATAGATACCTTTAAATTAAACAATGAGAAGTTTAATGATGGCACAAATCTAAAAGACGCAGAATCAGATGCATTCAAGAGAGCTTGTATGAGATTTGGTTTAGGTGTAGAACTATGGTCAGGTTCAACACAAACTGAAGAAGAGTATGCTGCAGAAACAGCTAGAGAAGCTTCAGTTGAAGTCACTAAAAAGGACATGCGTTTAAAAGAGAACAAAGTTCCAAACCCAGAGCCAAGACCAATGGATGACTTGTTATTAAATGATGATGGGACTATTGCGGAAGCACCTTTCTAATGCAAGACATAGACTTTATAAGAACAACTTTAAGTACTATGTTGGAAGGTAAACAACAGGATACTAAGCAAAAGATATTACAATCTGCTGCACAATACGGTAAAGTAAGAAAGTTTCCTGTTAAATTAACTGACTATAATGATGTACAAATAGGCAAATATTTTGATTATATAGAAAAACTAGCAGATATGCCAGAAGTATTTAATCAAAAAGAATTTGAAGAAATGGATATCATAGAGAAAGTATCTAGTATAATGGGTGATGTGACTGAGATAACACCCGAACCAGATGCTGAAATATCTAATATAACAGATAAGATAGTCGTTAAAATGGAACATCAGAATAAGTTTCGTGACGATTTAAAGTGTCCTTATTGTAAACAAATGGTTTATGATAATAGAAACAATAAAAAATCAGACAAAAGTCCAGACTTTGTTTGTTCTACTAATGACCCTGTAGTATGCGGTGGTCACACAGGTAAATGGAGAAAGTCATGGTGGCTAGATAATTCCGATGTTCCTGCTGAATGGAACTTAGATGGGAATAACCAATAACTCTTGTAACAACTGTAACAAGTTATTACAAGAATCTAAAAAAAAGAATCATCGTATATTAACCTGTATCAACTTAGGTTGTATAGATTATATGGTGAAGATTAGGAGAAATAAATGATAGTAGAATCGTTTAGGGGCATAACTGTTCCTGAAGATATTAAATCAAAAGAAGAACTCATTAGGTGGGCTTTAGAAACAAATCGTTTTGAAGAACCTATTAGTAATGGTGAGTTCGTTTTCGACCTTAGATGTACTAGATTTGGTAGTACATTGTTTAACCTTAGAGCTGAAGGTTATGACATTGTAACTATGCCAGCTAAGCAGAGAGGACATTTCCTTTACTACTTAGTTAGTACACCTGCAGATAGTACAACTATGAAAAAGAAAGGACAACGCTTACTTAATAAGTTAAGAAAAGCGATGGCCTAGAAGTGGTTGGAATATTACTCAGTTGTGCATTATCTTTGCCTGTGAGCCTGGACAGCGTAGCTGAGTATATCCAATGTAGAGACATTGAAAAGAAAATAGAACATGTTCAAGAATGGCAACCATTAGTTGCTAAATACTTTAAGTCAATTGATATACCTAAAGCATTGACAATAATATATTGTGAATCTTCAGGTAGAGACTACATAGTAAATGACAATACTAATGGAACAAGGGACATTGGGCTATGGCAATTCAATGATAATACATGGGAGTGGTTAACTACCAAATTAAAGTTAACAAGTAATAGATATAACCCTGAAGTATCAACAGCAGTCGCTTCATGGTTAGTTTACAATGATGGTTGGCATCATTGGAATAGTAGTAAGAGCTGCTGGGGAAAGGTAGATGACTATGGCTAAGCCAAGCAGAAAAGATATACAAAAAGAAATCAACTCAAAGAAAGTTGACGGTAATATCTTTAATACACCAATGGACTTAAGACATTGGGCAGTGACATTAATAGGATACTTAGGAGATAACAAAACAAATACGCTACCTAATACAATGAAGGTAGACGAATTAATAAATAAATTTGTTATTGATTATAACTATAATTTTACAATGTTATCTGAGACTCTTCCTAATAAGGAAACAGAGGAGGAAGAAGAGTGACAGCTATCAATACTAGATTCTATACTTTAACAGAAAGAAAAGCTAATAATAAAATAGATAAAAATAAAGTTAAAGTTAAAGATATTAAAGAAAAATTAAATAATATATCTTGGTATGGAGGAAAAAGATTTTTAGGATTAACTAAAGATAATAATCCAGTTTATGTTAGATATAAATTATTTAAAGACAGTTTATCTTTACAATTAGAATTTAGTCATAAACTTTCTTCTATTAAAACATTAGCTAATGATAGATATACTTTTGATTACAATGAAAGTGTTGTATCTAACAATTTAATGACTAGAAAGTTAAGAAAGAAAAGAGGTGGTGAAGTTACACAACAAACACTTCACTACTTACAACGATTAAAGAATTTAGTAGACGGTAAATTTACTAAAGGATTTACTAAAGGTAAACCTACTAAGTTAATGTTTAAATATATAGCAGACAGTATACATGTAGGTAATGATATCACACAACATGACATTATGGAACATTGGAATTTGCCAAGTAGTGAATACTTTGTTCCTGAACAGACATGGAAATATCCTGATGAGCTATAAGCCATTACCTAAACACTTAACCATAAGGCCTTCTAAAGTAGAGGGCCTTGGGTTATTTTCAACAAGACCAATCCGTAAAGGAAAGTTACTAGGCATTACACATTATAAGACTGATAATAATGCTTTCAAACATGGACTTATAAGAACACCATTAGGTGGATTTATAAACCATTCCGAATGGCCAAACTGTGAATTAATTGAAACAAAAAATGGCTACCTATTAAAAACCCTAGTGTTAATTGTGACAGGAGAAGAATTAACCCTTTTTTATAAGTTATATAATCCCCATAGGTTATAGGAGACGGCCAAAGTATCTCTTAAAACAGCTCTATCGGGCTGTTAGAGGTATCTAGTAGCGTTTACCGCCACCTTTCTTTTTACCGTATGATTTCTTTTTACCTTTTTTAGTTATTGGCATTAGTAACCACTTGTTAATTTGCTTATACTTTTTTGTAATTTACTTAATCGACTTTTTTCTAAAGCTTTACCTAACTTGTGAGCAGTATTAGCATATTTATGTCCTGCTCTTTTATGACCAAGTGCTGTAAATTGTTGGTCTACTAATCTATTCATACCACCACCTGTTACCCAAGGAGAATTAGGATTATTCTTTACCCATGTTCTGAACTCTGGACTTAAAAAATCTGATGGTAGTTGATTTTTCTCCCACTTCTCAAAATTTTTTGCAGCCATTTCACCGTGTGATTTAATGCGTGATTTCATCTCACGCTCTGTCATACCGTGTGTAGTCCAGTCGTGTTTAGGTTCTTGGGCAGACATTAATAATCTACACCATACTTGCCAGGTGTTTTAATACTTAAGTCTATATAAGATTGTCCTGCTTTTCCTCTATGGAAATTAGGATTAGATTTAGCTCTTTTGTAACCTTTGCCTACAAGATATTCTCCAACTAAAGCGACACCTGCAGCAGGACCAAACATAGCTCTAGCACCATGTCTAGCACCAGCTTTCCAAGCACCACTAGCAACAGAAGCAGCAGCATCAGCAGCTTGTGTTTTAGCATATTGTGCTCCTCTCCATGCTCCACTTATTTGACCTGAAGCCATACCTGAACCATGTGCACCTTTGACTATTTTACCTACATCATCAGCGTGTATATACATATCATCACCAATTTTGGCAAAGTTTTGTATACTACCAGGCATATTTGTTGAAACTGTAGCCCTTACACCACGATTTATTTCACCCCAACCACCTCTGTAGCTACCTCCACCTTTTTTATAGTATTTTGCTAATTCATCAGAAACAGACATTATTTACTTATCTGTTTCTTAGCGTAAGTTTTAATTACTGCTAATGCGGCACCACCACCAGCAAGTGCAGCTAACTGAACTACTTCAGCATCAACACCAACTAATGGAGCGACTGTTAATGCACCTATGAACGCTTCAATGAAGGTCCAAGCTGTACGCTCTATCATATCTTTAAGTTCTTCACTCATTTTATAACTCCATGCTTCATTCCAAGGTGTCCACGCTACATCCTTTTTGAATGTACCATCAGAATTTCTTTTTCTTTTTAACTTATTAAACATTATACACTATCCTTTTTTAACTAGCAACTTTAGAGCGTCTTTAAGTTGGTCATAAAAGTCGCCTTGTATAGCTTGCTTAGTTATATCACTTGTTGATATTGTAGCAGTAGATTGTAAATCTTTCAAGAACTCTAATGAAGCTGCAGTTCTAATACCAGTTTCTATATCTCCACTAGACAAAGCACCAGTAGGTAGGCCATGTTGTATTTCTTTTGATTGAAGTATATGCATTCCCATATCTCCAGGTAAGTCTGCAGTTGTTATTGTTGAAGGTGATGGTACTAATTGTTGTGATAAATTAGGAAACTCAGTTATATTTTTCATAAAATCTGGACTCTTCTTTAACTCACTTACATATGTTTTATATTGATTAAACATCATTCGTTTTCCATAACCTTCAATTTTTGTTTCTACAGATATTTTATCTTCCAATACATCAGTTGGAACTCTTGATTCTTTAAGTACTATATCCATTCTTTGTAAAAATTCTCCAGGAGATTTAGGTAATTCTTTAAACAGATAACCTTTTTTAATAAGTATATCTAAATTATGGGATGATTTTATAGACTTATCAGCATCTAATTCAGGAACTATTTCTTTAGCTCTTTGCAAGTAATCATCCATAGTTTGAGTTTTAATTAACTTGCCTCCTTCATAATATTCGTATCCAGTTTCAGGGTCGTATCTTAATTTTCTTTTAGCTTCTTGAGTTCCTAAATTTAATCCAGTTCGGGACATCATTTTGTTTTTTCTAGCTTCATCAAGATGTTTTTGCCAATTCATACTAATTGTTAAATCGTCTCCAAATATTTTACCAGATTCTAGATTCTCTACTTCTTTTACTATTTGATTTAAATCTTTTTGGAGTACATCTACAACCTCTTTAGTTTGAATACCTAAATTAGCAAAGTAACCTTTACTTGTTACAAATGGAATGTCAGTTTGTTCAAATATATTTCTATATAAATCTTGTATTACTTCGCCTATCTTTGCTTCGTCAGCCATACCTTTGAAATCTTTTTTATTTAAGAAATCAATTTGTACTAAATATTTATTAAATATTGTTTCACTAACAGAAGGGATAAGACTATGTTTACCTCCTGTAGGATTAACTAGTTCTTTCACTGGTAACTTCATACCAGATGCTAACAATGTTTCATATGTTTTAAAGTAATCAGTACCTACTTGTTGTAATGTTCCTTTAGGTAACTTACTTACATCTCTTAATGCTATACTTCCATCATCCCATTTAAATACTTCTGGATTATGAATGATACTCATATCATCTAAAACTGCATGCATAAAGCTATTAACAAGAGGACCTTGTTTTAATGGCTTACCAAATATATGTTCATCAGTTGTA